GATAAGGTATGCTGATGCTTTCACTGGCCCATTGTACTATGTTGTCGTTGCTGTCAAGAAACATCATGAATGTCATTTCCCAACCTGATCGGTATCTGGGCGTGCCTTTGCCCACATACTTGCCAGGATTCCTTACTGTGTAGATGCCTTGACGGAAGTTAGGCATGACTCAAATCCTGATGTTGTGTGCCACGTAGTAGTTGCTTTGAGTGGGCACATTCACACCCAACAAGGTGCTGGAACTACGGATGCCGTTGAGATAGTAGGCCAAGGTTAGATTTATTTGCGGAGCAGTCTGGCCTTGGAACTGTTGCAACAGCGTCATCACAGGAATGCCAGTTTGATCACTGACGCGGAACAGGCTCACAGTGAAGTTGCCGGCAGCTTCGTCGCTGCCAAACACACTACGGAAATAACTCAATACCGCATCATAGGCCGCCACTGGCACAGTTTGTTCGTAGCCATAGAATCTGTCAAAGATTTGTACTGTGAGATCAGTCTTGGTATTGATGGCATTGACACTCGCCATGTCTAGCCTCCACTGATTAGATTGCGCAACTTGGTGGCCGCATCAACACCGGCTGGTGTGGGAAAGTTCATGCCGCCGGCACCGTTGGGCAGTTGTCCAATGCTGCCTGGCACACCAATGCCGGCAGCCACGCCCAGGCCTGTGACCAAGGCGGCTCCAAGAGCACCTGAACCGGCCAGTTGTCCTGACAGGAATGAACTTGCTGTGGGCACCAGGGCCTGTCCCACGGCACCCAACACGTTCTGCAGGGTGTTTTGTCCTGTTGCCAGGGCCTGTAGGTCCTGTTTGCTGCCATTGGGGCTGGGTCTGATGGTGCCTTGACTTTCTACTGTGGCTGTGCTGCCAGGTCTGGCGATAGGGCTCTTGACCACATCATAGTTGGCCGGATCAGCAAATCCTGTGACTGGCTCACTGGGTGTGGCACCACCCACTGCACCCGAATAGTACTTGACATTTTCGTAGCGTATGCTCATGGTATGAGTCATCACACCGTTGCCTTGTCCGTAGTCATAGGTGTCATGTGTCCAGTCTGTGATCAAGGGATTGATCATGGTGTACTGTGCATAGGTCTTTTGGCTGAGACCGTAGATGGTTATGTCACGAAAGAAAGGTTCCTGTCCGCTGGCCGGACCGGTCAGTATGGAACTGGCCAGGCTCTGTAGGCTGGGATTGGTGTAGCCTTGACCATTGAGACCCCATTTTTGCACGGGTCTACTGGCTGCGTAGGTGTCATTGCTGTTGTAGCTGAAACCACTGAGCAAGGTGCTGATCTCACCCAGGGTGCCTGATTGATTGGGAGTGTTGCCATAACGGTACACAGGATCGCTGTAGTAGTACTGATAGTACTGATACCACATGTTGCGCACAAGGTCATTGTGATCATCGTTGAACACGATCTGTGCAGGGCTGTAGTTGATCTTGGTCTGCACCAGGCGTTTGCGATTGTACTGATTCATGGTCTGCACGTCAATGGTGTAGCCGGGCAACTGTGCTGTTTTCACAGTGAGACCAATGGTGGAGCCTTTGCCGCCCGAAGTCAAGTTGGCCACCGCGGGTATGTTGGTGTTTAGGTTGAAGTAAACATGGAATAGGAACTTGGTGCGTGGCGCCAGGTCATAGCCGCCAGCTCTAAAGGTCTTGCTGGCGTGAGTGTAGTCACGAACGCCTTCGCCAGGCGGGAACGGCTGTAGATTTTCTTGGCCAAACGCCATGGCCGGTTAGCCTGTGGCTACGTCGTTGACTGTGAGCGGTATGCTGGCACCAACACCCACATCTTCACCAGTGAGGGTCTGCAAGGCATTGTCGTAGCGTATGGTCATTGATACTGTCATGGGTTCAGTGCCTGAACCGTAGTTGGCATCGTTGTAGTTGACACCTTGTAGATAACAACCCAGGATGGTCCAGGTTTCCAGCGCCACAGGTGTATTGGCACCGTTGCCACCGTCCAACACTTCAAATACCGTGGTAAACTTGTAGTCAATGCCCGAAGCTGCTGAACTTTGTTCCAGGAAATCCAGTTGTTTCTGCAGTTGTTCACCAACCAATCTTGCCACGTTGCCACCAGCATCATCACGCACCTGACAGGTGATGTCCGACCAAGTGTGTTTGCCAGCCAGTCTTATGGTGCTGTTGTAGATGGGCAGATCAATGTTGTCAAATGTCACATTGGGACGTGTAAAATCCATGACCTGTTTGGTCAGTTCTGTTGTGGGCTGGCTCACACCAAGATTCAAAAAAGTCACTCTAAAGCGGAACTTGAGCTTGGGCATCAGCAGACCCTGGGCAGAGTTGCTCTGATCGCTGGCCAGCGGAACTGTGAGTTTGGTTAATGATGCTGTTGACATTTATGATTCTCCTGATATACAGTTATTTATGGTAACGTTAGGCCGAGGCCTGTGCCGCTATGGTTCCTGTGTTCTGTATGCGCATGGGTATGTAGATAAACTCCACTGCTTTGACTGGCTCAATGGCTATGTCCACATACAGTTCATTGGCATCTATGGTAGCCGGTGTGTTGTTGGTCAAATCACAAACTACCAAGAAGTCATACAGACCGCGCTTGTTGACCAGATCAACCATGAGTGCTGTGATCTGGTTGGTGATAGAGCTGCGGGTTATGGTGTCATTGGGTTCAAACAAGTACTGATCTCCAATGATCTCCAGGCGTCCACGTATGAATGCCACCAAGCGTGCCACGTTGATACGATCCAGCGCAGTGGCCGTGCCCTGCAAGGTATGGTTACCAAAGTTGGTTATGCCTGTGCCAGGTATGAATGTGATGGGATTGACATTGTTCGAATACAACACATCACGCAGACCTTGATTCACTCCCAAGGGTTCAAACTCACCTGTTTGTGCTTGTAGGTAACCAATCTGCAGAGCATTGTCTACCACTCCGCGACGCAGACCAGCTGGTGCGAACCAAGGGAATGCCACGGCATCGCTGCGTATGATAGTGCGCAACATCATGTGACTTGGTGCAGTCACAACCACGTTTCCTGTGAGGTCTGTGGTGGTACAGCTGGGGTAGAATGCAGCGCCATAAGGATCGCCGGCGGTCAAAGCGCCGTCGCCGGTGCTGAGTCCCAGGCCGTTGTTGTTGGTGGCCCAAGTAACAATTTCTTGTGGGGTCAAGCGCAAGGGCGTGTCCACCAGGCTGAAAGCAGTGTTGCCACGATCGTTGTTGAGCACTTCCATGTTGGGTGCTAGTTCTGGGTAGCTCACACAAGTGATCAGGTTGAACTGTGCTTGGTTTTCACGCAGTTGCGTGCTGGTATCAATGGCCACTCGCAGTGCCTGCACTATGAGATAGCGTTGTGCATGACGACCCATGTTGGGGCTGCCGTCGTTGCGATTGGCCGAAGCTGTGACCCAGGCATCGGTCTGGCTAGGCAGGACCAAGGGCGATGGATAATCTGTGCTGTTGAAGTAGTTGACTTCAAACGATTTCACGTTGAAGCCACTTCTGCGTGTGTTGAACAGCAGGATACCTTCCGGATACAGTTCTGGATTGGGACAATCAAGATCCACATAGTTGCTGGTGATCAACGGAGTTGAGCCGGTGGCAATGGGTGGAATGGGATCTGTGATGGGATTAGTGGTGCCATTGGGAGCCCAGCGTGCGTCGGCGAATAGCACACCATTGATGGTGGTCTGATCCGTGTTGTTGATTCTTACCCATTGGTCTTCTCCGTCCACTATGCTCCAGCGATTGATCAAGGGATAGTTTTCCAAATCCGATGTGTCAATCCAGATGTCACCGTAGGCCAAGGGGCTTTCTGCCACATCGGTCTGCGTGGTCGGCGCAGTGGTGCTGAATATGGGTCCTGCCGCATTGGTCAGTGTGAGATTCATACCGCGCACATCGTTGGTCACGGTCTGATATCCACGCCATTCACCGTTGTTTTGTATCATGATGTCCACATCAGTGGCATCACTGTAGTACCAATAGGTGCCATTGGCAGGATCCACATTGGGTGTGCTGGCCGAAGCTGTGTAGGTAAATGTTGGAGTGCCCACCCAGTTGCTGAGCGTCAACCCTGTACCTGTGATGTCTGTTTGACGTATGCCTGTGGTGGCTGTGGTAAATCCTGCATCGGCCAAGGGTGTGTTGGTGCCTTCTACCAGGAAGATGTCGCCACCAGTGGCATGTGTGAACACGATCTGCCCATTGTCATTGACATCAGCACTGACATTGGCAACACCAGCAGCACTCACAGCAGCAACAAAATCCGCGGCAGTTGTGCCCAGTATGGTCACTGTGACAGCGGCAGCCACTGTGGCTGTTTCAGGCTGTGTGGCAGCCAGGGTAAATGTGCTGTTGGTCACAAACACTGGAGTTGTATCTGTTCCTGTGATCACTGTGGCACCTGTGGCCACACGTTCAAGTATGAGTATGGCACCTGTGAGGTTGTTGTAGGGATCAATCTGAGCATAGGTGGTGCCAGCAGGTATGACCTGGCCGCCCGAAACTGGGTCCAGGGCATACAGCGCCGCGGCGTCATCCTCAAAAACCTGCGTGGTCTGTAGCACAAAAGTGCCCAAGGTAGCGTCAAAACGTTTGATCTGTATCAGCATGCCTTGATTGACACTATTGGTTTGCTGGAACACGCTGCCGGTGGGTTCTGGTTGCGTGTCAGTACTGCGCCATCTTGGAGCCGAGTAGTTGGGTCCTGCAAAATAAGCAGGAGCAGCATATTGATCGCTGGTGATACCCAGGGTGGCCAATGGTGTGCCAGAAATATTGTTGATGGCTATAACACCCTGACCTTCGGTGCTGCCGTCGTTGGTGGCTGTGCTGTCTGCATACAATGTGAGTTTTCCGCCAATGTTGGCTGCATATACACCCAGGGCATTTAGCGCGGCATTGATGCTGGTCGCCAACTGTGTGACTGTGTTGTTGGGACTGGCGGCCACAGTGATAGTGACGTCGTTGATGGAAAAACTGTTGCCCACAGTGAGACTAGTAGGAGCCAGGGTACCTTGTATGGTAGGCCAGGCTGTTTTCCACTCGTCGGAGCCCAACAACACCCAGGTGTTGTACAGATCGCCGGCGCTGGCACCGTCTTGGATCCAGCCAGGTGCCTGTGCTGTGGTGGGACCATTGCGCTTGTAGTAGATGGGATTGTACACACTGGTGGCTGTGACCGCATAGTCACCGATGGAGCCAAAACTGGCCAAGGGCACTGTGCTGCTGGTTTCCAGGAACACTGTGTCAGTGATCACCGCAGGAGTTTTGTTGGTAAATGCCGCGGTGGTCTGATTCCATTCCTTGATGCCAAAAGTGCTGTTGGTGGTATCAAACCAGTAGCTGTTGGCCGCAGGATTCCCCACTGGACGATTTAAAGTGGCTGTGAGTGCTGCCAGATCAATGTCGGCACGTTGCACATAGGCCAAGTTGGTAACGCCCAGGGCACTGTAGCCAGCCAGGAGACCATATTCGTTGAGTTCGTAGCCATTGATCGGTGTGCCCGAAGTTGTGTTGTAGAAAAAAGGCACGCCGAACGTGCTTAGGATATCTCTCTGGCTGGTCATCAAGAACACCTTGTTGGCGTTGGCAGCCAGGGTACCTGGCGCTATGCCTGTGCCGGCACCGGAGATCTTGTTTTCCGCGGTAGCGATCAATAGATAAGGCGTGGAGCCTGCAGCAGCAGGAGTGTAGTTGCTTTGGTCAATAACACTGACTTGTACACCTGGGGATAATAAGGCCATAACCGATTCCTTTTTTAATATAAGATATTTATGGTCTTGGCACAAAAAAGTGCCGGCAATATCCCTTTGCAAAGGTTTTTGATCGTAAATACATCATGAGACCCAAATG